AGAGATAGGAGATATAATTGAAATATCAGGACTAAAGATAGCACTACCCAAACCCCCAAAAGAAATATACCAAAGACATAAGGATAAGAAAGAGCAGTATTGGGAGCGTTACGATATACCAAAGCCTTTATCTAAGATTTCATCCATATTTAAGTGGAACGATATGCCTTCAGAGTTTAAGGCAAGATGGGTGGACTATATTGAAGCAGAGTTCGATAATAGGGAGATAGGGTATTGGTTTATGAGCAATGGTAAGCCTACATACATAACAGGGGCACACTATATGTATCTGCAATGGACTACGATAGATGTTGGATACCCTGACTTCAGAGAGGCGAACAGGCTGCTGTATATATATTGGGAGGCGTGCAAGGCAAACAAGAGAAGCTTTGGGATGATATACTTAAAGATTAGACGTTCAGGATTCTCGTTTATGTCATCATCGGAATGTGTCAATACAGGAACACTCGCAAAAGATGCTAGGGTTGGTATACTATCCAAGACAGGTAGCGATGCTAAGAAGATGTTTACAGATAAGGTCGTGCCTATAAACAGCAGGCTACCATTTTTCTTTAAGCCTATCATGGATGGTATGGATAAACCAAAGACGGAGTTAGCGTATCGTATACCTGCATCTAAGATTACAAAGAAGAATATGTACGATGTCGATACTGATGAGATAGAGGGCTTAGATACTACCATAGATTGGAAGAATACAGATGACAACAGCTATGATGGCGAGAAGCTTTTACTATTAGTACATGACGAGAGTGGGAAGTGGTTGAAGCCTAACAATATACTACACAATTGGCGTGTAACCAAGACGTGTCTACGATTAGGGAGTAGGATTATAGGCAAGTGTATGATGGGCTCAACATCAAATGCACTAAGTAGAGGTGGAGAAAACTTTAAGAGGCTATACTACGACTCTGATATTACCAAAAGAAATGCTAACGGTCAGACAAAGAGTGGGATGTACTCCCTGTTTATTCCTATGGAATGGAACATGGAAGGGTTTATTGATAGGTATGGTATGCCCGTGATAAAAAATGCTGACGGTAAGGTAAGGGGTATTGATGATGAGTGGATTACACAGGGAGCTATAGAGTATTGGGACAACGAGGTGGAGTCATTAAAGAATGACCCCGATGCATTAAACGAGTACTACAGACAGTTTCCACGTACAGAGTCTCATGCATTTAGAGACGAGAGCACGCAGTCATTATTTAACTTGACAAAGATATATCAGCAGATAGACTACAACGATAGCATGATAACAGAGCAGTATGTTACACGTGGTGCGTTTAGTTGGAAGAATGGCATTAAGGACAGCACTGTTGTGTTTAATCCTGACAAGCGAGGTAGATTCTTTATTACGTGGGTGCCAAATATAACCTTGCAGAATAGGATGATAAAAAAGAATGGGGTTATGTATCCCGGTAATGAACACATAGGGTCATTTGGCTGTGACTCCTATGATATTAGTGGGACGGTAGGAGGCATAGGCTCAAACGGTTCTCTACACGGGCTAACAAAGTTTAGTATGGAAGAGGCTCCAAGCAATGAGTTCTTCTTAGAGTATATAGCACGACCACAGACAGCCGAGATATTTTTTGAGGATGTACTAATGGCGTGTGTGTTCTATGGTATGCCAATACTTATAGAGAATAACAAGCCAAGGCTGCTATACCATTTTAAGAATAGAGGCTATAGAGGCTTCTCTACTAACAGACCCGACAAGGTGTTTACTAAGCTATCTAAGACAGAGATGGAGTTGGGGGGGATACCTAACTCAAGTGAGGCTGTTAAGCAGGCACACGCAGCAGCAATTGAGTCTTACATAGAAAATCATGTTGGCTTAAAAGACGATGGAGATATGAACTCGATGGCATTTAATAGGACACTAGAAGATTGGGCGAAGTTTGATATAGCGAACAGGACTAAGTTTGATGCATCTATTAGTACGGGGTTGGCTATTATGGCGTGTCAAAAACATCTATATCAACCTGAAAGAAAAGAATCAAAAATAAAAGTTAACTTTGCAAGGTATACTAATACAGGAAAAACAAGTCAAATAATTAGATGAAAGATGTAAAAATTAATATTTCATCTGCAGGATTTCCAAGTCAATTTGTTTCTGACGCTGAGAAAGCAACAGAAGAATACGGATTGATGATAGGGCAAGCCATTCAGTATGAATGGTTCCGTAAGGATGGGAATGGTTGTAGGTATTATGACCAATGGAAAGAGTTTCATAGATTGAGGTTATATGCAAGAGGCGAGCAGTCAGTAAGTAAGTATAAGAATGAGTTAGCTGTTGATGGCGACCTATCTTATCTAAACTTGGATTGGACACCTGTACCCATCATCCCTAAGTTTGTTGACATAGTTGTTAACGGAATGTCTGATAGACTGTTTAAGGTCAAGGCTTACGCTCAGGATGCAATGTCGCAAGCTAGGAGGAGTAAGTATCAAGACATGATAGAGGGGCAGATGGCTGCAAAAGACCAACTGTCTATTATAAAAGAGAAGTCGGGATACGACCCGTTTATAATGCCTGAAGATACCCTACCTCAGGATGATTCGGAGATGGCTCTGTATATGCAGCTTAACTACAAGCCTGCTATCGAGATAGCGGAAGAGGAGGCTATCAATACTATATTCGAAGAGAGCCACTACCTTGACATACGTAAAAGAGTTGACTATGATATAGCAACTATAGGGATTGGTGTAGCTAAACACGAGTTTTTAAAAGGTTCAGGGGTAAAGGTATCGTATGTTGACCCTGCTAATATTGTATACAGCTATACAGAAGACCCACACTTTAAGGATTGTTTCTATTGGGGAGAGGTGAAGACGCTTCCTGTCACGGAGCTATTAAAGATAGACCCTTCATTAACATCAGAAGATTTAGAGGAGATAAGTAAGCACAGTCAGTCGTGGTATGACTACTATAACGTAGCACAGTTCTACGAGAACGATATGTTTCACAGGGATACTGTGACATTAATGTACTTCAACTATAAGACCACAGAGAAGATGGTCTATAAGAAAAAGATTACGGCAACAGGCGGCAATAAGGTAATTGAAAAGGATGACCAATTTGACCCACCTGTAGATGTAATGGAGGAAGGGAACTTTGAGAAGTTTGAGAAAACAATTGACGTGTGGTACGATGGTGTTATGGTTATGGGAACCAACATTGTATTGAAGTGGGAGCTTGCTAAGAATATGGTAAGACCTAAGTCATCAAGTCAGCACGCACTTCCAAACTATGTGGCAGTTGCCCCAAGGATGTATAAGGGAAGGCTAGAGTCTTTAGTGAGACGCATGATACCCTTTGCTGACTTGATTCAGATAACCCACCTAAAACTACAGGAGGTTATATCAAGGGTAGTACCTGATGGCGTGTATATAGACGCAGATGGACTAAACGAGGTTGACCTTGGGACAGGGGCGGCATACAATCCTGAGGATGCATTAAGGCTATACTTCCAAACGGGTAGTGTCATAGGAAGGTCCTACACTCAAGATGGAGATTATAACCAAGCAAGGGTGCCTATACAGCAGTTGACATCTAATTCAGGAGCGTCTAAGACCCAAATGCTACTCACCAACTACAATCATTACCTTGAAATGATTAGGACAGTAACAGGTCTTAACGAGGCAAGAGATGGTAGTAACCCTGACCCTAACTCGTTAGTTGGGTTACAAAAACTTGCTGCATTAAACTCTAATGTAGCCACCCGTCATATACTTGATGGAAGTCTTTATATATATAGAAGTTTAGCTGAGGCACTAACGTATCGTGTTGCTGACATATTAGAGTACGCTGACTTTAAAGATGACTTTGCAAACAAGATAGGAAAGTATAACGTGTCAATACTTAATGACATAAGTGACTTGTATATATATGACTTTGGTATATTTATCGAGATAGCACCTGACGAGGAGGAAAAAGCTAAACTTGAGCAGAACATTCAGATGGCTCTCTCAATTGGTGGTATTAACCTAGAGGATGCTATAGACATCAGGGAGATTAAGAATATCAAGCTCGCTAATCAACTTCTTAAATTAAAGCGTAAGCAGAAGGATGATAGAGAAGAGCAGATGGCGATGCAGAAGCAGGCTATGACAGGTCAAATAAATATGCAGTCCCAACAGATGGCAGCACAGATAGCGGCACAAAAGATAGAGTTGGAGATAAGAGGGAAGATGCAGCTTGAGCAGGCTAAGATTGCATTTGATATTGAGAAGATGAACAATGAGGCTAAGTTAAAGTCTATGTTGATGCAGGAGGAGTTTAACTACAATCAACTGCTTCGAGGTGTATCTGAGGAAGCTTTACAATCACGAGAGACTCAACGAGAGGATGCAAAGTCTTCAAGGATAAATCAGCAGAACACGCAGCAGTCACAGTTAATCAATCAACGTAAAAACAATCTACCTCCACAAAGATTTGAGTCTAACGAGGATAGCTTAGATGGATTTGACTTAGCTGAGTTCTCTCCAAGATAATCGAATAAAATCAATAAAATATATTAACTAACTTTGTAAAAA